GTTATTGAATTGTAAGGGTATGGGGGGCGTTAAATAGTCGATGTGTCGCAGTGGGGGGTTACCTGCGTGAGCGGTGGCGGGGCTATATATGTAAATCTTTTAGACTTTGCTTTTGTATCCATATAAATCTTTTGCATTTTTAGATAGGGGGGGCAATCAAATAAATCTTTTAGATTTTCAGTTTTCTGCTACAAAAGTAATTTTGAAATTTTTTTTGAAAAATTTTTAAAAGGTCAAAGATTGTTTTACATTAAAATGTGTGGTACTATCTTTATATATAACTATCCACAACTGGTGACTTATGATCTCATTCCCCTATTCCCCACGCGAACTCCAAGCTACAGAGGCGCGGTTATCCCAAATATACGAAGCTGCCAAGCTCGGCTTAAAAGGAGATAAACTGGCGCTTGCCTCCGGCATGTTACCCTCCGAATATCGCCAACTCTGTCAACTTGACCCAACTGTTGAACTGGCCGCCTTGAAGGGCGCTGCCGATGCAGAAGTGGAAGCCTCAACGCAGTTGAGAGATGCTGCACGGAACGGTGATTCCAAAGCAGCGCTGGCTATCTTGCAACATTCTCACGGCTGGGCTACTGCTAAGGAGTCCACTAGAGTGGCGGTTGGCTTGACCAACGCTGATGGTTCAGCTATGAATTTAGTGATAGGTTGGGAAGAATGAAGGTTACGCTTCCTTATAAGCCTAGAGATGTGTTCAAGCCTTTGCACAATCGGAAGGAACGCTGGGCAGTTGTGGTGGCGCATAGACGCGCAGGGAAGTCTGTGTCGTGCATTAATGAATTGATACGCGCTGCCTGTCAGGATGTGTCGGGTGATGGACGCTATGGCTACATTTGCCCTTACTACTCCCAAGCCAAACAGGTGATCTGGGATTACTGTAAGACGTTTACCAAACCGATACCTAATATAAAGGTGAATGAATCGGAACTGCGGTTAGATTTTCCTAATGGTTCTCGATTGCAGTTGTTCGGTGCGGATAACCCTGACAGATTACGAGGTCTATATTTTGACGGCATCATTGCGGATGAATATGGTGACTGGAAATCCTCCGTGTGGGCATATGTTATCCGTCCGGCATTGGCTGATCGGAAAGGTTGGGCGATCATCATCGGTACGCCTAAAGGGAAGAACGCTTTTTATGAACGTTATGAGCAGGGCAAGACCGATCCTAACTGTTTTACCTTGATATTGAAAGCATCAGAGTCAGGTTTGTTGGACGCGGAGGAGTTAGCCGAGCTTAAGAACGAGCTGAGTGAGGACGCATGGTTACAGGAAATGGAATGTAACTTTGATGCAGCGATACCTGGGGCTATCTACGGTAAGGAAATGTATGAATTGGCTGAATCTGGGCGCGTAAAGCCTTGTTATGACCGTTCGTTAAAGACTTATGCTGCTCTCGACTTAGGGTGGAGCGATGATACTGCGATATGGTGGTATCAAGTGGTAGGGCGAGAGCTTCGGGTAATCGATTGTTACTCAAATTCAGGTATGCCAATCAGTCATTATGACGAGATATTAAAAGGAAGGGGCTACGATTACGGAGAATGGCTATATTTACCCCATGATGCTAAGGCAAAAAGCTTACAAACGGGCAGGTCTATTGAAGAACAGTTCAGATCGCTAGGTTGGCGACCAAGAATCGTGCCAAGTGTCAGTCTGATGGATGGAATTCAAGCAGCACGTCTGACTTTAGCGGATTGTTGGTTTGATCCTAAGTGTAAAGAGGGCATGGAAGCCCTCACGCAGTATCAACGAGAGTATAATCTGGATAAAAAGATATTCAATGACCGACCAAAGCACGATTGGACTTCTCATTATGCGGACGGATTTAGGTATGTAGCATTGGCATGGCGTGAACAGCGTCCAGAGCCAAGAATAAAGAAACCTAAGTATTGGCAGGAACAAACATTGAACGAATTATGGGAATCTAGCACAAAACCATTTAGAAAACGAATATAAGTGTTGCTTTTAGCAGAAAAACGGTATAATCACCCAAACCCTTTTAAATGAGCGGCACGATGGCAAAAGAATCAGTAGATAAATCAGCACAGCCGTGGCACGATGAATTGTCACGCTACAATCAAACGTTTAAGAAGTGGACTGAGCGTGGCGAAAAGGTCATTAAACGTTACCGTGATGAACGGAAAGACGTTGAGCAGACTGATGCACGATTTAATATCTTTTGGTCTAACATTCAGACGTTAAAACCTGCTATTTATGCTAAACCGCCTAATCCTGAAGTATCAAGACGCTTTGACGATCAGAATGATGTTGCTCGTGTTGCTTCTAACATCTTAGAACGTGTCTTATCATATGAAATTAATCAATATCCTGATTTTCATGCTACTATTTCCAATGTGGTTGATGATAGATTGCTACCAGGGCGTGGTGTGGCTTGGTTACGATATGAACCGATCATTGAATCAGTTGATGCCGAACCTCAGATCACTGATTATGAAGAAGTAGGTGGGGATGAATATGCTCCTACCGGAGAATCATTAGAAGAAAATGCGTTAGCAGGAGAACAACCTGCCCAATATGAGCGCATTACTTCTGAAACTACCCCTGTCGATTACGTTTACTGGCAAGATTTTGCCCATCTACCAGCGAGAACGTGGGAAGAGGTAACTTGGGTAGCTAGACGTGTTTATATGTCGCTAGAGGAAGGAGAAGAGCGATTTGGTGAGGTGTTTAACCAAGTTCCTTTAACTCATTCACCTGATCGACAAGATGGCGAGAAAGAATCAACCCAATCATTGAAGAAAGCTGAAGTTTGGGAAATTTGGTGTAAATCAACTAAATGTGTCTACTGGGTGGCAAACAATTATGACGTTATCCTTGACCATCGTGAAGATCCATTAGAATTATGCGACTTCTTTCCTTGCCCTAAGCCTTACTTTGCTACTACCACTTCAGGATCGCTTGTTCCTATTGCTGATTTCTTATTGTATCAAGATCAAGCAGATGAAATTGATGATCTAACAGGCAGAATCAAGCATCTTACCAAAGCCATGAAGGTTATGGGTATTTATGCGGCTGACGAACCAGCTATTGAACGTCTGATGAAGGAAGGCAACGATGGCGTTCTGATTCCAGTTAAAAATTGGGCGGCATTTGTAGAAAAAGGTGGTTTGCAAGGTGCAGTTCAGTTCATGCCATTACGAGATGTGGCACAAGCCTTGCAACAGTTGTATCAAGCTCGTGAATCATGTAAACAAATCATCTATGAAACGACTGGTTTGTCCGATATTATGCGCGGAGCTTCGGTTGCATCGGAAACTGCTACCGCACAACAAATTAAATCACAGTTTGCTTCATTACGTTTGAATAGTATGAAAGATGACATGAGCCGATTTGCTCGTGACATTTTAAGAATGAAGTCTGAAATCATTTGTTCTAAATACCAACCTGAAACATTGATTCAAATGTCAGGTATTAGCTTCACACCTGATGCTCAGTTTATTGAGCCAGCTATTCAGATGTTGAAGAATGAATCAATGCGTAATTTTAACATTGATATTGAAACTGATACATTAGTTCAAATAGATCAGCAAGCTGAAAAACAAAGTAGAATTGAATTCTTAACTTCGGCCAGTACATTTTTAGAGAAAGTCCTTCCGATGGGACAACAAGCACCTGAGTTAGTTCCTTTACTAGGTGAAATGTTATTGTTTGGTATTAGAGGATTTAAAATTGGTCGTACTATTGAAGGAACATTTGAACAATTTATTGCTCAAATGAATCAGCAAGAAAAAGCGAAAGCCGCTCAACCTCCGCAACCACCTCCTCCAACACCTGAAATGATTAGGGCGCAAGCTGAATCTCAAAATGCACAGGCTAAGATTCAATTAGAACAGCAAACTACTCAAGCTAAATTGCAGTTGGAACAAGCTAAATTGCAAACAGAACAACAATTAGAAGCACAAAAACTTCAATTTGAGCAATGGAAAGCTCAACTTGATGCAGATACTCGCGTAATGATTGCTGAAATGAGCAGTAAAACCAGTTTGAAACAGTCATCAATGACTATAAATGCTGCTCGCGATCAAGAAGGTATTTTAGAGCTTAACGATAATGGTGACGAGCAACCAAACAGTGCTTTAGCTGGATTGATCGAGGCAGTTAATCAAAACTATGCACAGATGATTCAAATGTCAACTATGCAGAATGAAGTTATGTTACAGAAACAAGCTGAAATGGTAGCTAATCTGTCGCGTCCTAAACAAATCGTTCGCGGTGCGGATGGCAAAATAATTGGAGTTCAATAATGGCGGTAACATTAAATACAACCTTGCGTAATAATAGAGCTGACGCTATTACTACATTTGCTGATAATGGGGCTAAGTTAAGGCTTTATACTTCTGGCGCAACATTGATTGTTGAGTGTGTTTGTGGCACACCTTTTGCGGCTGCGGCTTCAGGAGGGGTATTAACTCTTTCAACTATTTCACAAGGTACGGCTGGAGCATCCGGTACAGTAACAAATGCAAGCCTTTATAAAGCTGATGGCACAACTTTAGTAGTAAGCGGAATGACTGTGGGAACTTCAGGGTCAAATGTTAATTTATCCAGTACACTAATATCTACAGGTGATAATGTGGATATATCTTCAGCTACAATTTCTGAAGGTAACGCTTAACAATGGCTTTATGGGATTCTGGGATATGGGATTCCTCTAAATGGTCTACAATCGAATCAACTGTAGCAATAACCCTTGATGGGGTTACAGTTGCTTCAACAGGTAAGGTTGTACATGTAGCTACTGTAGTGATAACACTTGATGATGTAGCTATTGCATCAAGTGGTGTAATAACACGCCATGCCACGGTTGATTTACCGCTTGATGATATAATTATTGAATCAAATGGCAATATTACTCGACATGCAACTTTAGATTTAACACTTGATGATGTAGATATAGTTATTGCTGGACAAAATGTTCATGCAGGGCCGTTAAATATTCAGCTTGATGATATAATTTTTGAAGCGACAGGGCAACATGGGCATACTGGGACTTTAGCGGTATCTTTAGATGAATTAATAATTTATTTTCAAGGAGCTGATGATAATCAGCAGCAACATCGAGGAGGCTTTGACGCTAAAAAACGTAAGCCTACGGTTTACAAGGATGAAAGACAAGAGCTTGAATCTCAAATAGCAAAAGCAATCGCTAAAGTTACAGGAGAAGATCAAGAAACCGCAACGCCTGAAGTAGAAGTTAAAGTAGTTGAACCTGTAGAAACGCCAAACTACCAGCTTCAAGAAATGGTTATGAAAGCCCAGGCTATGGCGCTTCAAGCCGAAATAGACCTTCTAATTCAAGCTGAATTAGACGATGAAGAATCACTCATGTTACTTTTATAGGTATAGACAATGGCAGGAACAGCACAAATAACAGGTGCATATAATGGTTTTGCACCTCAATCAGCAGGTAATGACGGATCAATTTTGTGCGTAAGTACAAACAGCCCAAAACCTACTTTTAGATACACAGCTATAGACATTACCCCTGTAGCCACAGCTACCGATGTTTTGGTTTTAAAAGGGTCTGCTACCAAAATAGTTAGGGTTACTAGAGCAAGTATATTAGGCTCTGCAACAGGAGCTTCTATTTATGATTTGTACCTTACTAAACGCACAACTGCTAATACAGGCGGTACTTCAACTGCTCCAACTGCAACGCCATCAGATACTTTAGATGAGGCTGCAACAGCAACTTTAGCGCTTTATACTGCTAACCCTTCAGCTTTAGGTACAGGAACACTTTTAGAAGGAACTAAAGTTTATTTACCTGCTGGGTCAGCGCCTGCTGGAGCTGGTGCGATAAGGGATATTATATTTGGAAATAGAAATGATAAAGCACCTGTATTACGGGGAGTAAATGAATCTATAGCTTTTAATTTTGCTGGGGCAACTGTCCCTGCTGGCGCATCAATTTATATGCACATTGAATGGACAGAGGACATCATTTAATGCCTTTATATGAAGTTAAATGCCGAGTTTGCGGAGAGCATCAAGATATTTTCCGCAAATTAGCTGATTGGGATAAGCTACCTGACTGCTGTGGCGAACCCACAAGTCGAGTTCTATCTGCACCAGCGGTATTTGAGGATATAAAACCTTATAAATCTATGGTAACTGGTGAAATGATTACTAGCCGAAGTCATCATCGTAAGCATTTGATAACCCATAATGTACGCGAAGTTGGTAACGATAATCATACGCCTCAAGTTGACCATTTTGCCATCAAACGTAAAAAAGAAGCTTTGCGTAAAGAAATAGCTGAAAAATTTAATTAATTAACTAAGGATATTTATGAGTGACGATACAATGCTTGACGACTCAAGCCAAGTAGAATCTTCTGAAGTAGAAGAATCAACATCAACTGCTTCAACTGAGCCTGAAACGACCCATGATATAATAGGCAGGGAATTAGATAAATTAACCCCTGAAGAAACTGAAAAACCTGAAGAAAAAGCACCTGAAGAACCAAAACCAGTATCACCTGAACGCTCTCCGTGGAAATCATGGAAAGCTGAAGCAGCAAAAGCGCTGGAAAAGTTGCCTGAGGAAACGCAGAAGTATATAATCGAACGTGAAACTCAATTTCATAAAGGAATTGAGCAATATAAGGAAGCAGCCAACTATGCAAAAACCATAGATAGGGCTATATCCCCTTATAAAGATTACATGAGTAATTTGGGCGTGACACCTGACGTGGCATTTACCAATTTACTTAAAACTGAACATACGCTTAGAATGGGATCATACCAAGAAAAAGCGGAAATGCTGCAAAAATTAGCGCATGACTATCAGATTGATTTGAACGCTCTAGCCGGAGTGCCTTACGATCCTAACATGCACAACTTAAAAGCGCAGTTGGAATATACCCAAAGTCAACTGCAAGCCTCTCAAAACTTTAGACAAAGCCAAGAGGATGTACAAATTCAATCAGCTATTGATGAATTTGCACAATCACATGAACATTTTACAGACGTACAAGCTACGATGGCCGACCTGCTAGCACGTGGATTTGCAAACGATTTGGATGATGCTTATGCGAAAGCCATACGACTAGACGATAACGTATTTAATAAAACCTTTGCTCAACAACAAGGTGGAGTTAATCGTCAAAATTTAGTACAGGCAAATCAAGCAGCTCAGGCTGCAAAGGCCGCAGCCGTATCTGTAAAAGGCGCTCCTGCTGGAGTGACTCGATCAGTTACACCTGCATCAACTGAAGATGCCGTTCGTCAAGCCATGCGCTTACACGGTTTATAATTTTTTAGAGGAATACTATTATGGCTTTCGCCAACAGTGCAATCAGCGATATTATCGCTACAACCATTGAATCCCGTACTAAATCGGCTCAAAACAACTTGTCTAACAACAACGCTTTATTGATGAGGTTGTCAGAGCGTGGGAATATCAAAACTATTTCTGGTGGTTCAACAATTTTACAAGAATTGTTCTATAACGACCCTAACACAAACTATGCAGCTTCATACTCCGGTTATGAAACTATTAATATTTCACCTGACAGTCCTATCAGTGCTGCTCAATTTAACTTAAAACACTATGCCGATGCAGTAACTATTTCAGGCCCTGAAATGTTACAAAACAGTGGTAAAGAGCAAATGATTGAATTGCTTGCAACTCGTGTTGAAATTGCTGAAGCTCGTTTACGCAACAAAATTGACACTGATTTACATGGCAATGGAACTGGTAATGCTGGTAAGAACTTAGTCGGTTTAGCTGCTATGATTAGCACTACTCCTACTACTGGTACTTACGGTGGTATTGATCGTGCTACTTGGGCTTTCTGGCGCAATGGTGCATACACTTCTACTGGGTTGGCTGGCACAGGCGCTACTGCTGCTAACATCCAAAACAGCATGAACACTGTAGCATTGTCTGTTGTTCGTGGTACTGACCATGTTGACTTGATCTATGCTGGTTCAACTGCATACTCTGTTTACTTGTCATCTTTACAAGCTATTCAACGTATCACTGACGATAAATTAGGTGCAGCCGGTTTCAGTGCATTGAAATTCTATGGCGGTGCTGGTTCTGCTGACGTTGTACTGGGTGGTGGTATCGGTGGAAACCAAACTGCAACTCGTATGGACTTCATAAACACTAAATATGTTTATTTCCGTCCACACAAAGACCGCAACTTTGTTCCTATCGGTGGTGATCGCCAAGCGGTAAACCAAGATGCAATCGTTCGTTTAATTGGCTTCTCTGGCGCATTAACTTGCTCAGGCGCTCAATTCAACGCTACTTTCTCAACTCTGTAATCAGAAGGTTTAACTCAAATGGCTTATAAAATTACTGATCCTTTGATAGGCGCACAACCTATCGCAGTAACCGACACTACTCAAAATCATCAACTTGGTACTATTGTCCGAGCTGAAGATTCTACTTATGGTGCTGGTGAATTTATCTATCTAAAAGGCGTTGCGTCTACTGCTGTAGGCTCAATGGTTGATTACGATAGTTACTTAGCGACTACTGCTTTATCACCTGCTACTGGCGGTGTAGGCCCTGTTGCTGTTGCTATGTCAGCTAACGTTGCCAGCCAATATGGTTGGTATCAAATAGCTGGTGTTGCGGCTGTTAAAGCCCCAAATGCTATGACTGCTGGAGCTGATGTGTTTTCATTGGCTGCAACTCCTGGCTCTGTTGATGATGCTGCTGTTAATGGTGAGCAAATCCTCAATGCTAAAGTCAGCGTTACAACTGGTACTCCTTCAACTGGCTTAGGTTTGATTGTTATTAACAGACCTTTCCATCAAGGCCAAGTATCATAATCTGATGTAATAAAGGGAGGGCTAAAACTAGCCCTCCTATTTTAACTCCTAAACGGGACGCTTTAAAAATGGCAGATGATATTAGTTATGTAGGTGATATAGGTGGCGATGCGTATTTAGATGTATCGTTTTATGAAGGTATTTTCGAAGGTAAAGAAGAAGATTTTATCAGAATCGGAGTGCCAGGTGATAAATCATTAACTATTGATACAATGGTTGAAGATTCACACAAACGGAGATTTGCAAGGCAATGGGACGCTTATAAAGGACTTAAAGACATAAAAGGAACGCCAATGGTTGAATGGTTAGAAATATCCGAATCATTGCGACATGAATTAGCCTATCAAGGCTTCAGATTTATAGAACAAGTTGCAAGCGCACCGGATTCAGCTTTTGCTAGAATGATGGGTGGTATGCAATTAAGAACAAAAGCACAAGCTTTTTTAAATAGGGGTAAAATTGATGCTGATGTTATAATTCAGCAACAAAACGACCAAATAGCAGAACTTCAAGAACAAATGAAGCTTTTGATGACTTCAATGAATATTGAGAAGCCTAAACGCACTCGAAAAAGCACTGAAGCTACTGAAATTGACACCGCTGCTGTAGAAGAAGTACCAATATCATAGGAACATAAAATATGGCAACCCTTTTATCGAACGTCCAAGATGTCTGTTTAGAACTAGGGTTGCCCGTCCCTACTGTTGTTGCTACTTCAACTGATCCCCAAGTGCTTCAAATAATGGCATTGATGAACCGAACGGGGGATACCTTATCAACTGATAGGGATTGGCAAACTCTTGCAGCGGAATATCGATTTGAAACGGTATTCTATCAATATACTGGTGATGTAACGGCTGGATCATCAACAATTAGTAATTTAAGTTCAGTAGTAGGATTATCAACTGAATTTATGGCAACTGGCACGGGTATTCAACAAGACAGTTTTCTGACTTCTGTTGGTACTACAACTGCTGAAATGTCTATCCCATCTACCGAAACTGCTACCGGAATCACTATCACTTTTGGTCAAGCCAAATATGATATGCCGAGCGATTACGCTCGTATGGTGGATAAGACTCAATACAATAAATCTAATCGATGGTCAATTATCGGCCCTAAAGATGCTCAGGAATGGCAATGGCTTAAAGCTAGTTATGTAACAACTGGCCCTCGTATGCGTTTCCGCATGATGGGGGATAAGTTTACTTTATGGCCAATGCCAACTGCTACATTGGTGTTAGGGTTTGAATATGTATCTAATGGATGGGTTATTGATGCTAATGGAACTTATAAATCTAAATTTACTGCTGATACGGATACCAGCCGATTTACAGACCGTGTTTTAACATTAGGCACTAAACTTAAACTTTTTGAAATTAAAGGGTTTGATACGTCAGCGGTGCTTCAAGATTACACCCGTGAATTAGATAAATGGAAAGCTTCTGAATCAGGTGCAGATACTTTATCACTCGCCCCCCGTTATCCAAATATCCTACTTACACAGAACAATATACCGGATACGGGTTTTGGGAACTCTACAAGTTAGGGTTATTGCAAAAGCATGTTAATTAAGGTTATATAAATGTTAAGACCCAAACGCCAAACTTCGAGAACAATAACTGTTACTGCACCTATTGGCGGTTGGAACTCTCGCGACCCTTTAGCAGAAATGAAACCTACTGATGCAGTAGTATTAGATAATTGGTTTTGCACACCTACTGAACTAAGATCGAGAAAAGGATATTCAGATTGGGCTACCGGAATACCTGGCGTTGTTCAATCATTATTAGATTATGATGCACCTAACGGAACTGAACAGCTTTTTGCGGTCAGTAATAATTCAGGAACTTGTGCTATCTATAATGCAACTTCTCAAGGCGCTGTAGGATCGGCAGTTGTTACTGGATTAACTAATGCTAAATGGTATCACGCTCAATTTGCTACTTCAGGGGGATCATTTTTACTAGCTGTTAATGGTTTAGATTCCATGCGTATCTATGACGGTACTACATGGTACACAGTTACAGGCGTATCTACTCCTTATGCTATTACAGGCATTGCAACTACCAGTTTAATTGATGTTCATACGCATAAAAGGCGTAATTGGTTTATTCAAAAGGAATCGTTAAAATGTTGGTATTTAGATACTGATGCTATTTCTGGCGCAGCCTCAATGTTTGATTTCGGGCCTATCTTTGAATTTGGAGGTTCAATAGCTCGTATAGATACTTGGTCGTTAGATGCTGGATACGGCATGGACGATTATTTTGTCGTTATTACAACTTCTGGTCAGATAGCAGTTTATAAAGGAACAGACCCTTCTAGCGCTAATGATTGGGCGTTAATAGGCGTTTATTTAGTAGGATCGCCAGTAGGTGAGCGTTGCACATGCAAATACGGTGGTGATGTTCTTTTATTAGGTAAAGATGGACTTATTCCTTTATCTAAAGCGTTAATGTCTAGCCGAGTTAGTACGCATTTGATGATAACTGATAAGATTCAGAATCAATTAGCCGCAGATACTACTACTTACGCAAGCAATTATGGATGGGATATACTTCTCTACCCTCCACAAAATATGCTTCTTGTTAATATCCCTATTAACGCTACTGAAAGTTATCAGTACGTTATGAATACAATTTCAGGCGGTTGGGCAAGATGGACTAATATCCCTGCACAATGTTGGTGTTTTGCTAATGAAGATATTTATTTTGGAACAACAGGGAAAGTTTGTAAAGCGTGGGATACCTATTCAGATAATGGTCAACCTATCGTAACGGATTTATTACCTGCGTTTAGTGCTTTTGGTTCACGCAGTCAAATTAAGCGTTGGACGATGGCGAGAGTGTCAATGGGATATACCAACTCTTTTGGTATCACCAATCAAATGAACCTTGATTTTGACCAAAGTGCAGCTCCTAGTAATCCTCAAGTAACTGTAATTCCTTCAAGCGGTGTTTGGGATCAAAGTAAATGGGATCAAGTTACTTGGGCGACGGAAATTATTCCTTTTGCCAGATGGCAAATGGCTACAGGAATGGGTCATTACGGAGCTTTTAGGGTTAAAACTAGCAGTTCTGCTGCGGATGTCAGGTATTACGCAACTGATTATGTATTTGAAGCTGGAGGAGTGTTGTAATGGACGCAGTTAGATTAGCTCAGTTATTAAGACAAATGCCTGAAAATAATAATGAAGGTTACGATATGCAAGCGTATTTAGCTAAATATGGTCAACCTCAAGCGCCTGCACCTTATGCGTCTGCACAAGGCTCAGGGATGCATTTAACTGATGAATTTAAAATGCCTAACCATAGTACCTTTAGTAGCGGGTCATCTTATTCAGCTCCCGATATACAAGGCGGGCAATGGCAATCTGGCGGTAAAGATAGATGGAATTTTCAACCTTCTGAATTAAATTTAGAAAATAGATCAGTTAAAGATTTAAGTGATTATTTTGCTAACGAAGAACGTAAAAATACTTTTATAACGTTACCAAACGGTCAATTAGTTGAAGGTAGTAGATGATCCGAGTCTTTACAGATGACCAAGAACGCATAGGCACTTGGTTTTGTGAAGTCAATGGCGATGAATACTCACCTATTGGAATGACTTTTATAGGCTTGGAATCTCACGGTAAGATTGTAGCTGCTACAGGATATAACTGCTTTAATGGCGCAAGTGTTCAAATGCACGTTGCTATTACCGGACGATTTAACAGAGAAGCTTTATGGTATGCGTTTCACTATCCATTTATTGAGTTAGGAGTGAAGAAAATTATCGCACCCGTACCCAGTACGAATACCAAAGCTTTACGATTAGATTACCATTTTGGATTTAAGTTAGAAGCCATTATAGAAGATGCAGCGCCTGATGGTGATCTTCATTTACTTACAATGACAAAAGAACAGTGTCGATATTTGAAATAAATATTGCAAACACGATTTATTTGATATACTAGCGTGAAATCTGGCGACCCAGTTTTTTATGCCGAAATTTACAGGACATTAAAACATGAGTAGCCCAAAACCACCTCCAGCTCCCGATTACGCAGCCGCAGCACAGCAAACGTCTGCTGGAAATGCGTCCCAAGCTCAAGTAGCCCAATATGGGTCTATGACCAATCAGGTTACGCCTTATGGTCGAGTAACTTATACTGCAATGCCAGCAGGTAAAACTGCTCAAGGTGACCAATTAAATCAATGGACGCAAACGGTTTCATTATCCCCATCTGAACAAGCAGCGTTTGAGCAAAACAATCGCATCAATGCTCAATTAGGTAATGTTGCTGAAAGTGGTGTTGGATATGTTCAAAATGCGCTTAATAAACCTTTAGATTTTTCACAGAATCAACAGCTTTATACACCTGGACAGATTCAACAACAAGCCAGCGATGCAGCATATCAAAATGCAGCTCAGTATCTTGATCCTCAATTTAAGCAATCTAATGCTCAACTAGCTAATAGATTAGCTAATCAAGGCATTACTCAAGGTTCAGAAGCTTACAATAACGCTATGCTGAACGCTGGAAATCAGCAACAGCAAGCTTATGAAAGCGCAAGAAACCAAGCATATATACAAGGTTTATCTGGTGGTCAGCAACAATACCAACAATCATTAGGTAGTCGTCAACAACAAATTGCCGAACAACAAGCCTTGCAACAGAACCCTTTGAACATG